GGGAACGCACAGCGCTTCTTGCGAGTAAACCCTGCGGGTACTGGGTACGAGGTAGTAGAGGGCTACACGAAGGCACAGGTAGATACCGTTACCGCCGAGATAACCTCTCAGTTAAACGCACTGTCTATGGCTGTGAATGACGCCATCGCCAAGAGCCAACAGGTCCTCCATGTGGCTGATATAAAGCCGGCAGGGACCATGGCAGGGACGCCTTCAACACTCAACACCCGAGTCCTGAATACAGTCGTCGTCAACACAATTCCAGGGGCTTCCCTTGCTTCAAACAGTGTGACGCTCCCAGCTGGGACATACGAGGTGCACGCGCGCGTTCCTACGTTCGGGGGTGCAGGGGTTCGTGTATGGCTTCAGAAGACAGACGGGACGACTCTCGGGTCCGCGAATGCTTACGCAATGAATGCGGATGGCGGTGTGTTCGATTTCACCGTCAAGACATTTTTGGCCGCCAGTGAGCCCATAACTTTTACGGTGGTGCACGCCATGTTGACCCCTTACCCGTATACGTTCGGGCTTGGTCACTCAGGGGCGTCTTCGCAGCCGAAACCTGAGGTTTACACCGAAGTGTTCGTTCGGCGAATCAAGTAGGAGACCCAATGATCTCAATCGATTTCAACAACGGGATTGTCCAAGCGACTCCCGTTGCGGGGGCGGCTGCTACTGACGCAGTAAGTCGCCTTGTGCTTGGTATGACCCTCAATGAGTGGTTCTACGTTAGCGCCATTTTGTACACCTTCGTGATGACCGGACTGGCCGTCTACAAGGCAATCAAGGAGAACAACCCAAAGGAGTGACCCTATGTCCCAGTCCCTTCTGGAGCAGCTACTGGAGGCCATCGACACCGAGAAAGCCCAGTACATGCTTGCAGACCTCCGCAACCCAGAGAAGCGGACCCCTCAGCTCTACAACGCCATCGAGAAACTGCTGGAACGCCACAAGTTCACCATCAGCAAGTTGACCCCGGTTGAAGGCATCCTCGGTGAGCTGGCATCGGCCCTGGCTGAAGTGCCCACCCTGACCGACGAAGAACAAACCAAACACTAAAAGGAACCTAAATGAGAGCCCTCATAGCGAAAGCTGTGGGGGCTTTTTTCGTTGTGGCCTTGGTCATCGGATTGACCTTCGCACTTGGATACAACGTGCGCGACAACAAGGCAGAGCGGGAAGCCCACACAGCTCTTATTGAACACCAGAAGCAACTGGAGGAGGCGCGCAAGGCGTCCCAAGGAGAACTCAATGCAATATCCACTGACTGGCGGCAGAAAGTCCGCACTACCAAGGCTGAAGCCGCTGGCACTGTCGCTGAGCTTCGCGCTGATGGTATCCGGCTGCGGGTCGAACTTGCCGATGCAACAGTGTGCTCAGTCACAGGTAACTGTGGACCAGGGCCTGATGGAAAAGCCGAGCTATCAAGCCGAGCTTCTGAATTTCTTGTCGGACAAGCCAAGCGAGCTGACGACCAAGTAGAGGCACTGCAAGAAGTCATTCGGACCCTCCAAAAGGAGGTGCCCGGTGAATAAGGACCAGCAGCACCTTGACCAGATGAAGGCCGATTTTGTGGCCTTCCTGTTCGTCCTCTGGATGGCTCTGGGGCTCCCTAAGCCCACCAAGTGCCAGATAGATATGGCCCGTAAGCTGAGCGCCGGGGACAACCGAAGGTTCATCCTCCAGGCGTTCCGAGGGATCGGGAAGTCCTTCATTACCTGCGCCTTCGTGGTGTGGAAGCTGTGGAACAACCCTCAGCTCAAATTTATGATCGTGTCTGCGTCCAAGGAACGGGCCGATGCGAACTCCGTGTTCATCAAGCGGATCATCGACCTGTTGCCTTTCCTTCACGAACTGAAGCCAAGGGCAGGGCAGCGGGACTCCACCATCAGCTTTGACGTAGGGCCGGCAAGTCCTGACCACTCACCATCGGTGAAGTCGGTCGGTATCACAGGCCAGCTCACAGGTAGCCGTGCTGACATCCTCATCGCGGATGACGTGGAGGTCCCTAACAACTCGGCAACCCAGGCAGCACGGGAACGGCTCGGTGAGCTTGTTCGAGAGTTCGATGCGATCCTGAAACCGGGCGGTACGATCATCTACCTGGGTACACCCCAAACCGAGATGACCCTGTACCGGGAGCTGGAGAACCGTGGTTACACGACCACCATCTGGCCTGCGCGCTACCCGAAAGACTGGAAGGACCTTGAGAACTACGGGATTCGCCTTGCTCCCATGCTTGCTCGTGAGCTACAGGCAGACCCTGAGGGCACCTTCTGGCAACCAACGGACCCTGTCCGCTTTGACGACACGGACCTTCGGGAGCGTGAGCTGTCCTACGGCAAGGGTGGCTTTGCTCTCCAGTTCATGCTCAACCCGAACCTATCGGACGCTGAACGCTACCCACTGAAGCTGCGAGATTTGATCGTAGCGGCCCTTGATAGCGAGAAGGCCCCTCTGTCCTACCAGTGGCTCCCAAACAATGGGAACGCGCTTGAGGACCTGCCCAACGTGGGCCTGAAAGGCGACCGATACCACAGATACCAAGAGGCCAATTCAAGCTTCATGGCCTATGAGTCCCGCATCCTTGTGATCGACCCCAGTGGTCGTGGTAAGGACGAGACCGGCTACGCAGTCCTGTTCCAGCTCAACGGCTACATCTACCTGATGGAGTGGGGCGGCTTCCGGGGCGGCTATGAGGACAAGACCTTGGAGTCCCTGGCGAAGATCGGTAAGAAGTGGAAGGTAAACGAAGTGGTTATCGAAGGTAACTTCGGTGACGGTATGTACCTCAAGCTGTTCAGTCCTGTGATGACCAAGGTGCATCGCTGCACGATCACTGAGGTGAAGTCCAAGGGACAGAAGGAACTACGCATAGCGGACGTTCTGGAGCCTGTCCTGGGTAGCCACAAGCTGGTTGTTCAGGAGGCAGTCATTGAGGAGGAGTACAGGTCAGCCTGTAACCACGATGGGACCTTCGACATCCGCTACTGCGGCTTCTATCAGCTCACCCGCTTGACCCGTGACCGTGGAGCTTTGGCCCACGATGACCGGCTGGACGCCCTGGCAATCGGGGTGCAGTTCTTCGTGGAAAGTATGGAGAAGAACAGCGAGGAGGGGTCGAATGAGCTTCTTGCGGAGTTCGTGGAGTCGCACATGCAGTGGGAAGTAGTCGGCTATGAGGATGCGCGCAGCTTCGCTATGGAAGGAGGCGACGTGACTATTCGATGGGAAGACGACGATGGAGGGGGCTTCGGCTCAAACTTCCTCGGCTGAAGCCTTAGTGCCACGGGGGCTGCAAAAGCCCTCACTATAAGGGAAGGGGGACTTAAGGTTATATCTCAGTGATATGCCTTAGGTTCCCTTTCATTTAAAACACTCACTACAGATAGGAGCGTGCTGGTATGCGTATGGCCAAGGCTATAAGCGTCATCAAGGCCATAGCGACCAACCGTGTCACCTACCGATTTCTCGCTGCACTCCTTACTGCTTTGGGCCTTGCTCAAGGAGCAGCCATCGGTTCTGGCTTGGAGACTGCCGCTTGTTTTCTTCTGGGTGGCTGTGGCCAGTGATGTCGTAGAGGTGGTGATCCTCATCAAAGAGAAGACCACCATCCACATTTAGACCTCGAAGGACTCCTTGAGAGCCGCTTCGAGTTTCCCAATAGCCAGACGCATATCGCCCCCATAAAGGTCGAAGGTGATCGTCTGGGAGCTATGCCCAAGGACATCCTGGGCGATGCTCACTTGGATTCCCCTGTGTTTCATCAGGGACGCCAGGGAGTGCCGCAGGGAGTGGAACGTCAAGCCTTCACCGGACTCCAGATCAAGGATGTCCCTCAGGGTCTCATTGAGTACCCGAGTGAAGTTGTGGCTTGTACGATCAAACAACTTATCAGGGCATGACTCAACGTACCCAAGGAAAGCCTTCAGGTCGAACCCGTAGGCCCCATCCACGAGAGGCACAAGGCGCTTAGAGTGCTTGTTCTTCAGGGACTTGTTCCCGGTCTCGTTCAGGTCGATGACAACCGTGTCGCCCACCTTACGGACATCCTCCTTGGTCAACTGGTAGACCTCCCCGATGCGCGCCCCAGTGATGACCCCAAGGGACATCGCCCAGCGCTTCCACGAGTCTTCTGGGAGTTGGCCCATGGCAGACATCACCTTCTTAACCTGCTCAGGGGAGAACGCCTTACGGTCGCTCTCAGCGCCCTTACTGATCTTTAGGCCCTTGTTGTAGGTCTTTTCGAGATACCCGCTGTTCACTGCCCAGGTAAAGATCGTGGATATACGGGTGAGCAGTTTGTTCACTGTGAGCGGCTTGCGGCCTTCCATCAGTGTGGCCTTCAGCTTGGTCATATCCTCCCGAGTGTGGGTCCTTAGGTCCAGCTCCTGGCCGTTAGGGTCAGTAAGTGCAGCCGTTAGGGTCTTACAGCAGCTCTTCATATCCCGCAGTGAAGCCGGCTTTAATTGGTCAGCCTGCTCAGCGAGGTAGAGTTCCGAAAGACGACTGAAGGTGATCTCAGGGCCTGTAGGCTCAACCTTAGGCTCCTCAGCGGCAACCTGTGCAGGCTTTAGGGATTCAGCGGAAAGCTCCTCAATGAGGTCCCCAAGCGGCTCAGGATCGCCATTCAGTAGTCGCGCCTGTGCCGCCTGGAGTATCCTTGCGCCCACTTTGATCGCCTTGACCTGACTGGAAGTAACCGGCTGGGTCGCTGCGATGTGTTGAAGGTCTTCAAGCAGCTCTGAGTATTCCAGGGACTTTGCCTCTCGATCCTCCAAGGAGATCAGTTCCCACAACGTGTTCTCAGCCAGCTCCTTCAGTGGAACCACAAGCTCCTCCCATGTGTCTTCTGGACGGTCCAAGTGGAAAACCTTGAGGGTGGCCTGGATTCGACGTGTGTGGCGCATGGCTGTTTCTCTGTGGCGGGTGCGAAGGGAGAGCGTGATGGACTTCTTAGAGGTGCCCGAAGGGCGTAGACGCAGGTAGTAGACACCGGCCCGTCGATAGACCCAGGGAGCAGCCATGGGGCATGCCAACTGGTGACAGGTTTCTAACACTATTCTAACATGCTGGCCTAATTCAGGGCGCTCAAGCACTGGCTTCAT